GTTGCGTAAGCGATCCGAACATCATTACTACTACGCGAGGGCTTGTTAACCTCAAAAGAACGTAGTAAGACGAAGCATTATTTCGAATATACACTGAGAAAATTGCGATCCATAGTAAAAATTATAAACCCAAATAAGATACGAATATCTTACAAGGGTTTAATGCATAAAACCTATGAATCTGCAAAGATTCAGTGTAAGATATAAATATCTCATTCAGGAAAACAATCGTTGTACGATTGTACCCCCACACGATCGCCGTGTGGTATCCTAACTCCCGAGAGAGTTTCTTTCGACTAGTTATTCTCATAGTAGAGTGATGTTTTAATTCCATCTCGAATTTTGCTTTAAGACCTGCCCCAAAAGTCTTAAGATACAGCAGGAGGATCTCCATATAGATACATAATAGGAGAGCCAACATATAAGCCTAACTGAAAATCTTCAGCAATGCTCACATATTTGTCTATTCTATAATCTTGTTCCGCCGTACCGTCCGGAATATCAAGCATCAGTTCATGAGCCATTTCTACCTCATTATAACGATTGATCTTCCGAGCTGGCAAGAACCTTTGTCCTCCGGTATAAAACCCAGTTTCATACTCTAAGACCGGATTAACAGAAATTGGAGTTACTGCCGTACCTCCCAGCCCCGATGCCATTGCATCCAAGCGCTGGGAACGCATATTTCCTATACCACCAGTATAAGAGTGTACATCACTTCCGTTGACTTTACCAAGAATATTATGGCGAGCTACGGAGAATGCACCCATTCTACTGGCTGATCCCATAGTAGTGACCATAGCTTTATGTCTCATTCCACCCCTTCTGCAAGCAAATGCAGGGGTCAAGAAATTCAACAACGTAGTGCTACAAAAATTGTAACCCGCAGTTGCAGGCACAGAGTTTGTTGCAGTGTCCTGTCCACCGGTCTCCCATCCTCTATAGAATGGAAAATCGTGGATATCTAAAGCTACAGCACGATTGGCGATTGGAGTACCAAATGCCGCAGGAAAATAACAATTATGGTAGTTATACCTGCGGAGCAGCTCCCTAAGAGAAACAATACGTTCGCCTTGATAGACGAGGTATTGATTGTTCTCAGGAATATGCCCCCCGGCTGCAAATGTTTCTACAGCCTCCACACAAGTGGGAGAATTGGAAGTATCCTCTGCAGACGCTAACGCAGCATCTGGAGCCATTTCAGCCTGTTGGGCATGAAGGGAGAGCAAGGATATGTTTTTGGTTGTTGGAACAGCAACGGCGAAATCATCACCAGCAGCGACCCAGACTTGGATTTTCACATCAGCAGCAGTGAGAGATGGTGTTGCCAACTCATTTACTACATAAACTGAAAGAGATCCATTGTCATATAAGCTACCGCAGGTAACTGGATTCACATCATCGTAAATCGTAGAGCCTGTGATAGTCCCCAACCCAGCATTAAAAGCCCAAGCACGAATGTTAGCCCACTTTACTTCATACTCAAAATCTCTATTCTCAGAAATGTCAATAACTGTAGAGTAAGTTTGGTTAAATGGAATGGCGCCGGCTGGCGATGTAGCTGGATTATAGACGATACGAATACGTCCTCTATGATATTCAGAACACACAACATTAAATCGAAATTTAATAGAACCTTGCCAAGCCTCAAATGGTGTTGCGGCATAGGCTAATGCTGTGGTATGAATTTCAGAGACGACACCTGACGTGACCGTGTCTCCATAAAGAGGAGCTACGATCATAGAAGTCAGCATAGTATCCGTTGTTGCTGTTTCTGGCCAATCAAATTGTCTGAAATAAGACCATCTTTGTGCAATAGAATTAACAGTTAACTCATCTTCACCTCCGAGACCCATCAATCTAGTATCTACACTCAATTCATTTTTAGAATCAAGAGTTAACTTAATAAGGGCCTCAGGAGCGTCAGAGTTTGTCATATTTCCCATAACACGCGGAGTGTATGGTTTAATTTCATCTAGAATCTGAGGGCGAGAATATCCAAAAATGCGAGCAACATCTCCAATCCGTGTGGAGATCATAGAAGTTGCTTTAGCATATGGTGCTAGTACTGGAATCTGTGATAAAGCATCTGCTGCCGAAGCAATTGCTGAGGCAGGTTTGCTGATTAATCCTCCACTTGAAAACTCATCATAAGAAGATGTGTTAGAGGAGCGCTTCATCATTTTATTAGACTTAGTACTGGCCTGTTTACTGTAGGGCTTGGGAAATCCAAACTCATCAAGATCAGCTTCCTCAACCGCACCCTGAGCGGATGCAGTAGTAGGAACTGAAAGAGTAAGGTTTTCAGCCCAGCAGAAAACAGTAACGGTAATGGGGTCTGTGCCCCCATTGGCATGTCGAAGAACATCGAAATCGTGTATATCAATTTCTCCCATCTCATCAGGCCATCCAGCCCTTGTAATATCCAAATAATTTTCTGGCCAAATAAATGGCAAAAGCATTTCTCCTCCCTGGGAAGAAGTTGGATCTAACAAAAGATGTGGCTTTTGGGAAGCTTGCATCAAGTCTTGTTCAATAAAAGCTCTATTGACAGTGACTTCATCATCAGTAACAAATGGATTGTAAGATAACAAAGCACGACCATAGTAAAAGCTGTTACCATTGACTAAAACCTTCAGACGAAGGTTGCAACGCAAGTTACGATAACGATTGATCTTATCAAGGACATCAGCATTGCCGAAAAATTCGGTCCACGGATTGAAACGCGGAACCGACAACGCAGCTGAAGGAGTCCATTGATACTCTTTGATTTTAATCGGCCTACTGAGGAAATCACCCAGTTGAGCATCCGAGAAACCCGAGAGTTTTGTTGTTTCATCGGGGCTTGCGACAATGTCGTATGACCACGGTGAGTCCCCATCGACGAAATTCGTTGTTTGGGCGCTCGATTGTTTCGAGACTTTGGAGATGTTATACGCCGCACCTCCGTCAGCACTTGAATTATTTTGGCTAGTAAGTAATTTAAGTATATTGGATTGGTTGCGCTACTCTACGCTCCATCCTCAGTATATTTGGTTGATTGGCGAAATCTCCCCTAAATAGGGGTAGTCCACTGACTGCCATAAACATGCAAGCCTATATATAGTATACAAACATACAAACTATCTAACATACGGTAATCCAATACATGAATGCTATTTTAAACTTATCACCACGAATAGCTCCGGGGTTGGCTCAAGTTTTACGTCATTGCGGGACGGTGCTGCCAAATTAGCAATCATACTTCTCTTTGAACATAGCGAGACGCTGGTCATATGTGATCTGAAGTTCGGAACACATGTGGGAGAGGTTTGCTTTTTCGGCAACTTGAATCATTTGCTGACGGCGCAATTCATACTTATCGCGTCCGTGCTGAAACCATTCTCTGAGAGCACCATCAATGTTCATGGCACTCTGGTCTTCGGGGGAAACAACCTTAGACTTCAAAACAGAGTGAAGTGACTTGAAGATAGATGACTCTTGTAGAGCGCCATGGATCAATCCTGTATCAGGGTTGAAGATGTTGTGACGCTTCAAGAAATCGACATCTCTGTCATTCATGTAAGGTGTTGGTTCGGATTCTTTATCAGGCATCGTGAAAACCATGTCACGTTCTGCCAAGAATTGAGCAAAAGAGATATGATTGAACCAGTCAAATCCCTTGCGGACGGAACCAGATACATCATCACCATATGTCATCATCGAACCATTTCTACGGAAAGGTTGAGGAGGGCCGAGTTCGGCAGGCCACATATGAAAATACGCAGAGCGCATCAATAGTGAATTGACAATACAGTTAATGTATACTGTGAGATTTTGTCCTGATGGATTAGATCCACGATGAATGATGATATCGCCATTATAAGAGACACACGCGAACGCAATCTCAGTGGCAATTCCTTTCATAATGAATAATTC